AGATCCAATGGCTTCGCCGACACCGGCGCCAGCGGCGCTGAGGTCAATGCCCGCCAGGCTCGACTGGATGCTCGCGCCGATACTGGCACCGACGCCGCTCATATCGATGCCTGCAAGGCTTGAGGAGATGCTGGCGCCGATACTGGCGCCGACGCCGCTCATGTCGATGCCTGAGAGACTGCTTGAAATGCTGGCGCCGATATTTGCGCCAACGCCGCTCATATCGATGCCGGCGATGCTGGACTGAATGCTGGCGCCGATATTGGTGCCGACGCCACTCATGTCGATGCCCGAGAGGCTGCTCGAAATGCTGGCGCCGATCTGCTCGCCCATGCCGGTGACTTGTTCGAGCCCCGCCGTGTCGACCTGGATCTTGGGCAGCTCCTCGGCCGACGGCGGCTGGAGCTTCATCTCCTCCGGCGGAGGCGCGGGTGCGGCAGGAGCTGCCGCGGCTTCGGCCGGGGCCACTCCCGCCGCACCCTTGATCGCGCCCCAGATGTCTTGCGCCGTTGGTATTGGTATCTTTGTGGTGAGGGCGTCGATCTTGGCTGCCTGGATTTGCATTTGACTGCCGATCACATTCCCGACCGCCGAAGCAACCCCGCCAGCGGCTTCGGCTACCGGCGGAGCGGCTTTGCGCATGTACTCGCTCATGCCCTCCGTCATTTGCGTCACGCCAGGCGTCGCGGCCGATCCGAAAGACTCCCACATCCGGCTCCAAACTCCTTTCGACTCGGCGGCCGCAGCCTCCTGCCGCGATGCGGCCTCCTGCTCCTGTTGAGCCGTGATGTTGCGCTGAAAAGCTGCCGCCGTTTTTTCCGCGGCGCCGGTTCGCGCGCGTAGAGACGCCTCGCTCTCCGTTTCAGCCACGTGCAGCATGTCCGGGCCAGCTCGCCGGACCAGCGCGCTGGTGAAAGTGTTCATGGTCGCTTGCGCCGCCGCCCGTGCTTCCTCGGTCGGCGCCTCTTGGATTGCGCGAGCCAGTTCCGCCCGCCGTGCAACCGCCGCCCGCGCCAGGCCGGTCGGCGTCGGCCGCGCTTCCTCGCGCGAAACACCGATCGCCTCCAGGTCCTTGGTCAGTCCCTTGCCGCCCTCGCGAACGCTGCGTTCAAGCCGATCTTGCACGCGGCGAAATCCGGCCTCACCAAACAGGCCGACGCCAGCGAGTCGCTCTTGCCGAGCTTCCTCAAAGCTAAGGTTGGACCGCGCCGCCGTCGTTTGGACTTCCGACACCTCGCGCGCGCTATCCATGGCAGCCTTGCCCGCCGTTTCCATGAGCTTCATCGCTGCGCCCGCCGCGACAGCCGCAGCGCCAAGGCCGACGAGTGCGTAGGCCGTCGCCTCGGCGGCCGATTGCAGGCCGGTGGCCATTGGCATCGGCGCTGCTTCCGGCTTTATCGGCTCGGCGGCAAAAGCTCCCCCAGGGCGCTCGCGCTTGCGCGCGGCCGACCTCTCCTCGACTTGGGCCATCCAGGCCTCGTGTTTGGCCCTTTCCTCTTCGAATCCCGCCTCGCCCGGCCTTGGAGCCCTGTAGGATAATTCGTCGAGTTTCTTTAGGCGCGTTTCCGCACCCTTGGCCGACTGCTCGATGTTCGAAAAGCTCTGCCCGACACTCGACGCGGTCTCGCCGGCACTCGACTTGATCTCGTTGAGCGACGAGGCCAGCGACTTGACCTTGTCCTCGCCTACGACATTGAGTGTAAGGGTGGCGGTTGATTGAACGTCGGCCATTAGTTGAGATCATCCGCGTCGATGTTGAATTGTCGCTCGGCTGCAGCGGCGCGTTTGTTGATGGCATCGACCAACCGCGAGATGCGCTTGACGCTCAGATGATCCCACGAGCCCGGCGGCCAGCGGAAGTTCAGGGCTATCCAGTGGATGTTTTCTTCCACCTCCCGCGCGACATTGCTAACTTTCCCAAGATTTTTCTCCTGATCAGGCCGTAGTCCTCATAATCGAGCGCGTTGATCACCGCGTCCGTCAGCGGCAGCCTGGTGCCCATCGGCTGCGCAAACGCGCGCATGAAGGAAGTGAACTCTTTTCCCTCGCCACGGGAATCGAGGTACTCGGAAATTTGACCGACGCGCCGCGCCTGAAACTCGATCTGCTTGAGCACCGGCGCACCCTCGGCCGCCGGATTGAGTTGGACCTCGTGCCGCAGCGTGTAGACGATGGGCGTCGAAATCGCGTCGCCGTCACTGAGGTAGCCGGGCTCCCCCTCGTTGGGCGTAGAGTCAATCTCCTGGCCCTCGCGCCACATCGTATTCATGACCGACGAGACCTCGGCAGCATCGGCCGCGTCCAGCTCGCGGAAGCTGAACGTCTCCTCGCCTTTGCCATTGAGCGCGCGGCAGCACGACGACACAAAACGCTCAAGCCGCTCGCTGCCGCGAACGATGTCGAGCACTTCGGTCATGTCCTTGCAGGTCGCCCGATGGAAAACGAGCTCTCTGGATTTGCCGCCGCTGGCGGTCGTAATCTCTTGCGCTAATTCAAGCCGTGCATATTCCGGCCGGAGTCGTTGATCCATGACCGCCCTCAGTCATCACGCCGCCATCGGCAACAGCTCGGTGATCTCGTCCATGATCATTTCGATCTCTTGCAGGTTGGTCTTGGCGTCGTAGGCCTCCTGCGAGATGTTGCTGGCGTGCTCAGTCGAGAATGTTCTGCCGTCGCATAGCTCGACCACCATGGCCACGTCGCACAGCTCCTGGATCTGCCGCACGTACATGTCGATGGGCACGATCAGCGTGGCCGTAACCTTGGGGTTTCTTTGCTCCATGGTAAACTCGCCATCATGCGCTTCACTGCGATTCTGCCGCGAGGCCAGGATCGTCACGTCGCCATCGGACTGCAGCTTGATGGTGCGGCCGTTGACGACAAAATTCAGAACGCCTTTGCATTTGATGCAGTAAGCCATTGACCAGCCTCCCTACAGTGTTGAGCCGTCGTTTAGAGGCCCGGTGTGCCGAACCCACCAGGCAACAGCACCGGCGGAATGCAAGCAAACTCCGGCGAGGCGTCGATGGTGGTGGCGATGCGCGCCAGCTGATTCACGAGGTCGATATCGAGAAGCACGTTGACGCGATTCGGATCACAGAATTGCGGGGTGTTGGTGCGCTCGACCTGGACCATGCGTTCGAGCATTCCGGGGTCCTCGACCGTCCACCCTAGCTGCGTGCCGCGCAGCCACGCCAGGATCGACGCCTGCAGGATACGCGGCGACACCGCGCGCTTGCCGGGAGGAATCGGCGTGCCGTCCGAGACCAGGCTGACCGAGCTGTAGTTGCGGCGATACCAGAAACCGAGATCGCGCACGAACTTGACGACGGTGTAGCGGTTCTCGACCCGCTGCCAGGCGCCATCCGGCGCGCCGGTGAATGGATCGTACTTGTACGTTGTGAGCGGCTCCTCGATCCACAGATTTGTCATGCGGATGCCGCGCGCGTTGGCGATGTCCCAGTTTGCAATGCCCGCATCGAAGAAGGCCCGCTTCTCCTCAGGGCTCCACACCCACGCGCATTGCCGGGAATCGTAGAGATTGCCTAAGAGGCCGTTGTCGTACTGCACGGGACGCGACGGGTCCCAGCACGCGGTGCAGCAAACGCGCGAGGCGAACGCCGCCGCCAGCACGTAGCCGGGATATTTGTACCCGGTGCGGACCGGGACGACGGTTTCCTCGGGATTGTTGCGCCCGCGGCCATAGGCGGCGATCTGGCCGGCGCTGTTCGTATACGAGTGGAACAAGTGGCCGCCCTTGAAATCGCCCTGGACGCCGCATTTCCAGTTGCGCCGGATGAGCTGGATGATGAATTGAACGATGATCTCGTCCTCGACGCCCAGGCCGACGCAATCCCAATGGCAGTTGAACGGCAGCGCGAGCTGCTCGATGTCATAGACGCCGGTGCCGCTGACGGTGCGCGTCGGATCGGAGACCGTCACGCCAGGAGGGAATTCGTCGCCGAACCGTGGATTCCACAACGGCGTGAACCAATTGCCGACCGGGCCTTTGTTCTTGGCGGTCAGCGTGATCGTGGCACCGGTGCCGGTGCCG